TATTCTACAACGCGGCTACAACTTTAAAGCCGACGTTTGCGAATCATTACGTTCAAGTAACACCAGCAAACTCAGAAGATATCGATGCATTTGTATTCGATAACCCACAACAACAATATGTAGTAGCAACTGATGATGCAGTAGCACAATCTGGATATTTAGAAACGTATGATATGAATACAACAGCTGGTAGTACAACTACTGGTCAGTCTTCAGCTACACTAGATATCGGCGATACAAGTGCTGATGCAGCTTCATGGAGATTACTTCGATCTGCAGAAGATCCTGAAAACGATGAAAATGCGGCTTTCAGATCTGTAGTAGTAGTTGCTAATCTAATTGAGCTACAATCGTAAAGCTAGAATAGGAGAACAAAAATGGCAATATCACGATCACAACTAGTTAAAGAACTAGAGCCAGGTTTGAACGCACTGTTCGGCTTGGAATACAAACGTTATGAAAATCAGCATTCTGAAATTTATAGCGAGGAATCATCTGACAGAGCTTTTGAAGAAGAAGTAATGTTAAGTGGTTTCGCAAACGCACAAGTAAAAGGTGAAGGTTCTGGAGTTTCATTTGATGAAGCGCAAGAAACTTTTACTGCTAGATACACTCATGAGACTGTAGCTTTAGCATTCGCAATCACTGAAGAAGCGATTGAGGATAACTTGTATGACAGACTTGCGTCTAGATATACAAAAGCTTTAGCTAGATCTATGAGCAATGCGAAACAAGTAAAATCAGTAGAACCACTGATTCAAGGTTTACCAACAACAAATAACTTTGATTCAGGTGACGGTGTTAGTTTATTTAACACAGCTCACCCAACGGTTGCTGGAACTTTCGCAAACACGTTAGCGACTCAAGCTGACCTTAACGAAACTTCATTGGAGCAGTCTTTAATTGACATTGCTGCAATGACTGACGAAAGAGGTTTGAGAATTGCTGCTAGAGGAGTAAAAATGATTATTCCTTCTGAGCTACAATTCACTGCTGAAAGACTGATGAAGTCTCAAGGTAGAACTGGAACAGCTGACAACGATATCAATGCAATCGTATCTATGGGTATGGTTCCTCAAGGTTATAGAGTGAACAACTACCTAACAGACTCAGATGCATTTTATATCTTAACGGACATTCCAAATGGAATGAAAATGTTCAATAGAGCACCATTGACAACTGCAATGGAAGGCGATTTTGATACTGGAAACGTTAGATATAAAGCTAGAGAAAGATACTCTTTTGGAGTTTCTGACCCTAGAGGTATCTTCGGCGTTGAAGGTGCGTAATCAATAATTTTTTGTGGCGGGACATAGTCTCGCCACAATTTACAAATAGAAAGATAAAACCATGAAAAAATTTACAGTAAACATTTGGGCGTATGATCATCACGCTAGATTTACAGTAGAATCAGAAGATTCCCCAACATCACTAGAACAATCAATCCTTGACAAACTTGGAGAAAACAGTATAGTTTGGGAAAACCTTGGAGTCAGCTATGATAACAAGGTAAATAGAATAACCTATGAGGAGGTTATAAATGATACAAGACCTATACAAACAAAAAAGGTCCTTGGAGTTGAAGTGGGAACAGGAGCATCTGGATAATAACAGATACACTCTTGAGATGGTTAGAATTGACGACAAAGTCAAACAGATCATCACAGATATCAAGCTTGAAGAAGCTAGAATCGCTCACATACAGAACAACATAGAAGGTTCTGCTCCTGAAGTTTCAGTAGCTTCTTAAGATAAAAGCTACATCGTTGGAAAAATTCCACTCCGCACTGTAGGACTTCTTGCACTCTACTCAAAACTAGTATATAAAAAACTCACTATACATAAATTAATATTCTGCATAGACGCAGTATAGTCGACGGCCTAGAGACTATGTAGAATTTAACTAGGAGAATAATCATGGCTCAAACACTATTTAGAGGACCAGTTCTGCAAGGTAAATTTAACGAAGCAGGTTTAACTGGATTCAATCTAGAAAACAAATCGTCTAACTACACAGTTACGGCAGCAGATTCTGGTAAAACTTTTACATCAGCAACTGATGGTGTGGTATTTACTTTACCTGCAATCTCAATTGGAAGAGTTTACACTTTCGTAAACACAGCTTCTGATGGAACTAATACATTAACTATTAGTCCAAATGCTAATGATGGTATTTTGTACGCTGGATCTTTAACAGATAATAAAGATCTTATTAATACAAAAACTACATCAAAAGTTGGTGACTTTGTAGTAATAGCATCTTTGAACTCAACAGCACATTGGACAGTTGTTGATGCTCAAGGTGTATTTGCTAAAGAAGCATAATAAATAATTAGTGTGGGGCTTCGGCCCCACATAAAATTAATTTTAAGGAGAAACAAATATGAGTTCAGATCAGAAATTTACAACACTTACAGCTGATGGACAGGTTAAAACTGCTTCAGGAGGATCTACTAATATTGGTCCTGCTAGAGTTACATACATTCAAGGTACTGGTATTACAAATATAAAACTTTATGATGCAGCAACTGCATCTGGATCAATTGTATTTGAAGCTACTTTTGGAAGTGAAGGATTAGATATCTATGTACCAGGAAATGGTATTAGATTTGAAAATACTATCTATGCAGATGTAACTGGAACAGGATCTATTACACTTGGATATACTGGCTAGGAGGCTAAATGGCTAACACTACCTCTGGAACTACAACGTTTGATAAAACTTTTTCTATTGATGAAATAATAGAAGATGCTTTTGAACGTATTGGCTTACAAGCCGTTTCAGGAAATCAATTAAGATCAGCAAGAAGATCTCTTAATATCCTATTTCAAGAATGGGGCAACAGAGGTATTCACTATTGGGAAATAGGGGAGTTAGATCTTGATTTAATTCAAGGACAAGCTGAATATAAATTTTTTAGATCAGCTGCAGATGGTACAAGTGCTACTTCTAATCCAAACGGTATTTATGGAATGTCCGATGTCCTTGAAGCACAATTAAGAGCTAATAGAACTCAGACTACTCAATCAGATAGCCCTATGACTAAAGTTGATAGATCAACTTATGCAGGTTTTTCAAATAAACTTTCACAAGGAACACCTAATCAATATTGGGTTCAAAGATTTATTGATTATGTAAGTGTTAGTATTTACCCTACACCTGATTCAACAAATGCATCTAAAGACATGCATTTTTATTATATTAAAAGAATTCAAGATGTTGGAGATTATACAAATGCAACAGATATTCCATTTAGATTTGTACCTTGTATGACTTCAGGTCTATCTTTTTATTTAGCACAAAAATATCAACCACAATTAGTTCAACAAATGAAATTATATTATGAGGATGAATTATCTAGAGCACTTGCAGAAGATGGTTCGGCTTCTAGTACATTTATTACACCAAAAGCTTATTACCCAGGAACTTAATGTCTAAGTACGCAACAGGAAAACATTCAAAAGCTATTTCAGATAGATCAGGATTAGAATTTCCATACAGAGAAATGGTTAGAGAATGGAATGGTTCATTTGTTCATTACACAGAGTATGAACCTAAACAACCACAACTTGAACCAAAACCTGTAGGAGGAGACGGTATCGCATTATTACAGGTGAGACCAGATAGAACAGAACCTATTACAACTGTAATGATTTCTAATAATGGTTTTGAAACTTATGCTGCAGGATCAGGAATTATAAATGTGTTTTCACCTGGACACGGTTTAACAAATGGAACGACTTATTTATTCAGAGGTCCACCAACAATTTCACCTGGAACTGGTACAGAGTCTAATCCTGTTTTTGCTTATGCAACTATTCCTAACTTTGATGGAATAACTGGTGCACAAATAGGACAGGGTTCAGGGTATGCTATTACAACAGGGAAATATAAAAATGATTTAAGAGATACAACAGATTATTCAGTAACTAATTTTTTCTATTTTACAGTTAACGCGGATACTGCTACAACAGGTAATATAAAAGGAGGGGGCTACGGTTGTTCCGTTGGTCCTATAACAATACAAGCATGATAAATAAAATTTGGAATTGGATAAAAAATATTTTTAAACCTGAAAAACAGGACCCTCATCTTGAGATGTATGAAGAAACTGCTAAGCAAAAAAAGATACGTTTAAAGCATAAAGGGGATATTAAATAATGGCTGGATTTACATACGCAACATTAACAACAGCGATTCAAAATTATACTGAAACGGATACAAACGTTTTAACTTCCACTATTACAGATCAGTTTATTGAAAATTCTGAGCTTAGAATTTTAAGAGATGTACCGATTGATGCATACAAAAAACAATCTATTGGTAATTTAGTTACCGGACAAAACACAATTAACGTACCTGCTCAAACTTTATTTGTAAAAGGTGTACAAGTTTATGATTCAACATCAGCTTCTACGGGTGCAAATACTTGGTTGGAGAAAAAAGACGAAACATATTTACAAGAATTTGAACCTTCAACAGAATCAGCAGCTAGAGCAAAACCAAAATACTACGCTATGTTTGGTGGAGCAACAGGTGTAAGTGATACAACTTCAGGAAGATTATTTTTATCTCCTACACCAGACAGCACTTATGTATTTAAAATACATTATGAAGCTATTCCAACTGGACTATCTGGCTCAAATACTACAACTTATATAAGTCAATATTTTGGAAATGGATTGTTATATGCTTGTTTAGTAGAAGCATTTTCTTATCTAAAAGGTCCAATAGACATGTTGACATTATACGAAAATAAATATAAACAAGAGACACAGAAGTTTGCTGCAGAGCAACTTGGTAGACGTAAAAGAGACGATTATACAGACGGTACAGTTCGTATTAAAGTTCCTTCTCCGTCACCGTAATAGGAGATAAATTATGGCAATAACATCGGCAATATGTTCAAGTTTTAAACAAGAACTTTTACAAGGTAAACATGACTTCAATACTTCAGGGTCTGGTGGTCATACTTTTAAAATAGCATTA